AACGTCATCTCTAGCATTTTTAATTGACTCCATTGGGTTAACTTGTGGACCCATGACATCGGGACCCACAACTTCGTTCATTCTTTCTCCTGCTGCATTGTCAGATATGGTGTCTGTGTTAAATACGATAGACTCTAAACCTGATTGATCGCCTCTTTTATCTGCCATGTTAATCCTTATGTTTTCTTTCTACGAGGTGCAAAGTGAATGTCGTCACTCTTTTCCATAATCTTGCAGCCATTCTTCATGTGACCCTTTGTTTTAACTCGTGGTCTCTTAGCTTTTTTTATATTTATTTGTTTAGGTTGCATCATTGTCACCCATTCCATTACTATACCCCAAGACATAGACATAAATCTACACTATATTCTAGGAAAAAGCTAGTAAGAGTTTTCTAATTCTCCAACTCCTCTAACATTGTCCAGATCAATATTATTCATAGTAGCGTTCATCATCAGGGGCATTGATGAAGCTGCAAGGAATAAAGCGGTAACACAATCATCATGAAAACCTCGTGGAGCTTCATATCTTATTCTACCTGTAGCGGTAATATTATAAGAGTAAGCCTCCAATTCTCTCCACAAATGTGTAGTGTCGTGACTTGGATCAGCTATTGTTCCTGGTTGTGGTATCTTCAAAACGCCTTCTTCTATAAGAAGCATTAAGTTCTGTACCATCTGTGCTTTCTTTTCATTTGTAAACTTTATAGGCTCTATTGCTAAACCTTTACGAGATAGGTTTTCAAATATAGGATCACCAACTCCCGTGGCATCCATAATTACTTTACCTCTAAACCTTGAACAGAAATATTCTATCCTCTGACTAATGACAGACCAATCTAATTGATTAAACCTGTCAAACCCAATTACATTTGAGTTTGAATCTAGTGCAACTAGACAAGTAAAGTCAGTATGTTTAGCTAAGTCAACTCCAACACGACATCCATCAGCTTGCGGAACAAGTGCGGTGTTTGCACTACGTTCCATCATTTGGTCTAAGCCACGAAATACGGCACCACCAGAATCCATAAACTCTGCCATGAATTCTTGTTTAAACATATCAGAAGGTAGTTCATCTCTTAATCTATCTAATTCTTCATCGCTAATAAAAGGATTGGTTTTAGTAGGAAATCTAAAAGTCTTCCAAGGATTTGGTTTACCATTCTCTAATTCTTTATCCAAACCTCGTAAATAAAATTTATGAAAAGCATTTTTACCTTTAGGTGTGCCCATAACCCATGCCCATCCAGTTCTATCTAGTAACATCGCAGCAACTGGACCTGACCAAAGTTCATCTAAGTCAGATATAAAACCTGCTTCATTTAGAATAACGCCATCATACTGACCACCACGAAGGTTATCTGGTTGATCAGCGGAGAAAAAAGTAATTCTATCACCATTTACTAAACGAACTTCCATAGGAGGTGTCTCAATACACTTTTCAACAAGTCCACCACTTTCAGCAAAGGCTCTAAAAACTCTAAAACTTTCTTTTCCTTGCGGGTTATAGACGGGATTAAGCCATGCATATAACTTTTTACCTCTAGGACTTTTATGAGTAAGGCTATGAGATAAAATTTTAATAGCAGCCATGTGATCTTTGCCCCATCGTCTACCACAAACTAAAGTAATAAACCTATGTGGGTCTTCTAATACTAATTGTTGGGCGTGATGAGCCTCAAATGTTACATCAGTCATCTTTAGAAGGTCTCTTAAATGATAAAGTATTTACCTTTTCTGCTCTACCTTGGATAACACCGTCAACAGGAGCGGTTAATGTATCAAAATCTACGCTAGGTCCTGTTTGATTTATAGTAATGTTAACCTTACCTGTCTCCATTGGGTTCTGTTTACCTTGCATACTAATAGGAGCTTGGTTTGGTAGACCTTTTTGAAGTACCATTTTGAATAATTGTAGTTGACCATCAGTCAAAGCTCTGTCTTCTGGTACCATTAACTGTACTGTACCGTTATTTCCGTAAACTCTCTCTGGTTGAGCGGACATATAACCTACTAGTTTATCTGCCATATCAGGTAAATACTGATATATGCGGTCAATAAACTGTCTTTGGTTACCTAAGAACGAAGGATGCTGCATAAGCATATCTTCTTGTTCTACTTTTGCTAATTCCTGTTCCAATGCAACCGCATTTTGCAGCCTTTTTGGGACCTTACTTATTCTTCTTGCCAATATCAGACACTCCAGACACCTATCAATTTTATAATATAATAAAAAAAAAATAAAAATTTGTAAAGTTAATACTCAAAAACTAAGGGAGTAGGTTCCCCACACACACGCAGTTGCGATGGAACCAAATCGGGGGTCGATTTTTCTAGGCGGGGTGGGTCAATTTTTTATTTGTAAATTTAAGCGGGAATAGTGGCAAATAGGACTAGCTATCCTATGTGTGGCGGGCGGTATCACACAGTCAGCAACAGTTACAGAGGATTAAATATTAGTTGTGTCCTAATTTGTGGCATTATTGGTGTCTGACTGTGTCTAATGTCTGAATGTCTGACATTATTTAAACTTTTCCTGAAATTTTTTTATTCAGCCTGAAATTTTTTTAATGATCAGACTTTGGCTATAACATTAGGTTTATAATAATGATATGTGCAAGATTAGATTAAAAAGTTAGATAATTGCACATAACACCAATTTAATCTCTTGACAAAAATAGGGTTTTCAAATTACACTCTACGAGTGTTTGACAGACAGAGGAGAAATAAAGGTTTTTAAGGACTGACCATCCAACCCGCAGAATGAGGTAACTGCTTTGATAACCGCCACTTTAGGTTTATGTACGATCCAAAAATTCTGACTACTAGCATGGGTAAATAGCTAGCCACCGCAGATTAAGAAATTCAAGTTAAGTTGGTGCAAAACACGATCCACTCCTAAGACTTGAAATTGTTTTTAATCACTCCAAACAAATTAATTAGGGGGCAATTCTTTTATTGCCCCTTAAAAAACTGTAGTTGAATGTAATTCAGCCTGATGATCTCAAAAGAGTGAAACAGTTAACTGACAGATTGAGGAGTTTCAATAATGTACAAGAAATTAAATCAAGACGAAATCAAGTTACTTAGGCTTTTATCTGATGCTTATAACTTTGGAAATATTGCGGATGTAGATAGCAAAACAGATAAGGAGTTTGGTGGTAAATTTGTTGGCAACTATGAAACAATGAATTTAGTAAATGAATTAGATCATTATCTAGTTGCTCGAATTTGTAATCCAATATCTAAAATTATAATCTCAATACTTGGTCAAGAGTTACATGATGATTGGATCAATGGATCAAACTATGATGTAGATCAGCTAATAAAATTAACAGATAGTGAGGGAGCAATATAATGAAATTAAATAAAATATATGACCATAGAAATATGGGACAATTAGATGATGGTTATCCATTGAGTATATGGATTGAATGTACTGCTAAAGATGGTGCTGAATATAAAGGTTGGTATCATCCAACAGATGAATGGAAAACTTTTATTCCTAAAAGTTTAAGTGGGAGAAAAAGACCACTTTATGACAAAGGTTTTTATTTTCACCAATCTAAATTGGCATCAGGGAAAACTTGCTCAAGAAAAGTTTCAGTTAAGATACAAAAAACTTTAATAGATTTAATTCATCAAAATCTAGCATCAGTAACTGATTATGGAATAATGTGGAATAAAATTCAAAGTGATAAAATCAATACAAACAATTAAAACTAGACATGGGGCAGTATTTTTTTATTGCCCCTTTTCAATTTTTTACTGATAATCGAATGTGTTATTCGATCTGATGATTGCGAAAGCATGAAATCAGTAAACTGACAGACATGGAGAAAGTAAATGCTTAAATTTACAAATGAACAAAGGACTATGGTTCTAGGTGCAATTAGATCAGAATTGATCAATCAGCCACATTTAAAGCCGTCTAAAGGTGTTAACCTTTTGACCAAAGCGGAATGGATACAATTAGCGGAAGATTTGGGAATTGATTTAAATAACTTTGGGACTGTAGTTTCACAAAATATTGGTCAACAAGTTAGACAAGCTAACCCGCCCAAGGTTGTAGCTAATCCAATTGGTCAGCCTGATTTAAAAGTGTCAGGCATAGACAAACAGTTAAATAATATTATGGGTTTGCCCGTTAAAGATTTAAGGGATCAAATTAATGATCTATTAATTTTTAAAAATAATCCGCCCATAACTGAGAAGATTGTAAAAGTTTCTGATGGTTCAGTTTCAGAAATTGGATTTCCTGAGACAGAGATTTTGCCAATCAATAAGGTTAGGTCTGAAACGGGTTCTAAACTATTTGGTTTTAGATCATTCGCAGATAAAAGTTTTGATATCTACAATGATCCAAGGTCTCCCGTAGTTGATGAAAATTACACACCTCAAAAAGAAGTTTTAGAAATGTTCCTGAGTTGTGCATCTAATAAAGATGGAAGAATACCTGATAATATATTTTTGTATGGAAAGGCGGGTACGGGAAAAACATCACTACCTAGATGGTTTTGTGCTAAGACGGGTAGGCAGTTCATTGCCATTACGGGAAATGCTGATCTAAGTATTGATCAGTTTTTTGGGAGTTTTGGTGCTAAGAATGGATCAACATATTGGCAAGATGGACTTTTATTAAAAGCAGTTAAACAACCTTATACAGTTTTATTAATTGATGAAATTGCAAGAATTCCACAAAATATTTTAATTGCTTTAAATGGTGTTCTTCAAGATCGTGAATATATAATACCTGAGACGGGTGAAAGGATACCTTTTGCGGAGGGTGTTGTTATTGTAGGTGCTGATAATACAAATGGTCAGGGCGATCTGACGGGTCAATTCTCATCAGCGGTTCAAATGGATAGTTCTACACTTAGTAGATTTGCGGTATCTCTTGAGGTCTCATATCCTAAACCATCTGTGGAAAGTAAAATCTTGCAGAATAAAACGGGTACGGGTCAAAGGCTTTGCGACAAAATTGTAGAGTTTATTAACCTTTGTAGAGATGCAAATACTAGAGGAGATGCTCCAACACTTGCTCCAAATTTTAGAAATACAGTTTCATGGATTAACAGATTAGTTGATGGAATTGATCCTAAGATTTCTTTAATGGCTTGTATGGGCAATTCACTTGATCCATCTGATAGGGAATTGTTATCTCAATTATTTAATACTCATATTGATCCTAAGATTATGAAAATATTAGTAGTTGATGGAGAATTGCCCGCTGAAGAAATTCAGACAGAACAAGATCAGACAGTAGACACAGAAGAAGACACGTCTGAAGATACTGAAAAGAAAATGCCGTATTAAAATTTTTTAACTGCTCCAATATTTTTTTATTGGGGCAGTTTTTACTTCCACCTGATGAGACCTTTTGCATGGTCGAAACATAATTTTTTTATGTCGTGGTAGCTACCTTAGACAGACTGACTATCATAACACACAAACAAGAGGAGCATTTTTATGCATAATATTATTGCATGTGAATTAGTTTCAGCGGTTGAGAAAAAT